TATATATCCTATACCCCCGTATTCATGAGAATAACCCCCCCTTACAAGTAGGCGCAAAGTAGGCGCGATTCTTTTTTAGGTCATTCCGTAATGTTTTGGAGTAGTTTCATCCTTTTTCAAAACGAGACAAAACGCCTTACGAATAAAGAAACCCAAAAACCAGAGGAAATCCCCCAAAGCAATCCCACAAGAATCATCGTGCATAGCAGAACCTCCCGCTACTCCCCACAATTCCCATAGAACTCCACTCCCCTCCATCTCACAGCTTTCTAGGTCCATCCAAACCCATCTTTTTTCTCAATCTACAACTCGCAGCAAGGCATTTGCCCAGGAATTCAAGAAATCCTGAGATTAGTCGTAAGCCCTTACAACTCAGCCGCTTAGCTGTAGACCAAAGTATCCAAGCGCTAACTAACCGACCCTACAAAGTTAACGCGCAATAGCATAGGCGCCCTACAAAGTTAACGGCGCTTACAAACCGCGTAACACACCTTACAGCTATCCACCGCTAGCTTACAGCTTTCCCCATCCCCATCCCCACCCCGTCGATATAATACATTCATGAACACCCAAAAGAAGAAGACCTTCCTGATTCAAACGGAGAACGCCTTGATCCATGAGATTAAGGTGCGCCTTCATAAGGGTCAGACCGTCAAGAATGTGCAATATATCTGCGAGTACATCAGCCTCAATGCCAACCGCGGTCGCGTGTCTTCGCGGAAGGTCCAATACGAATTGGACTCCTTCGCGCAATCCTCATGGCACCGCTAACGCTGATTACAACATCAGACGCAAACAAACCCCCTACAGCTTTTATTCCCTTCCTCCCGCCCCTCCTATAATCCACGCATAACCCACCACCCACAAGCATCCCACAAGGAACACCCCCATGCGCGCCACCCAAGAACAACTCGCCGCCCTCACCATTGGTCAGGAAGTGGCCGTCTCCATTAGCGGCAATTATGGCCCGCGCTATTATACGGGTTACATCGTCACCAAGATCACAAAAACCCGCCGCATCACGGTGGCCAATAGCAGCGGTGCGGAGTATACCTTCCGTGATGATGGCAGCGAACTCGCCTCCAAGGATAGCTATGTCCGCCGCTATCTGATAGCTGACGTCGCAGCCGTGCGCGCCAAGGGTGAAAAAGAAATTGCATACCGCAATGCAGCGGATGCCGTGAATCTCGTCGTCCCCAATCTTGTCAAGGCTACCTATAGCAAAGAGACCATGATGAAGACGGTAGCAGACTTGCAATCCAAGCTCGCCGCTGCTATGCTCGCCATTGAAGCGCTCCCCGCCTAGCCCATCCCACGCGTTAGCGGTCCGCGTCAAACCGCCACCACATTCCCCTCAACCTCAACCATACGGAGTCCATCATGCGCCTTTCCAAAGATCAAGAAGAATTTCTGTGCGCCGTCCTTGAAATCAATCCCCCTACGGGCAACCGCAGGGATTCCTACTTCGTCGTGACCTTGCCCAATGGCAGCAAGATCGTGCGGCAGCAAGGTACGACAAACATGTGGACGGCCTATGGATATTCCTGCGACGGCGCGGATGAAATTGCGCCAACCTATCTTCTTGGCTATGTTGCCCTCCATCCATACGTCCATGTGACGTCCAACCCCACGCAAGATTCCCTTGTGCAGGAAGTGCGCAGAAAATTCCTTGCCTTGTGCAAGTAAGCGCATTACGCCGCGGCTACGAGGCAAAGCGTAGCACCACAGCCAACCCCCAACGCTAAGGACCGCCATGGAAATCCCCCAAGCCCTCGTCCGCAAACTCGCGGGCCACTTTCTTCTGAACTTGAAAGAAGGAATTGGTGAGAAGGACTACCGCAAATGCTGCGTGGAAAATGCTCGCGAGCTCAACCCCAATGTGTGCCATTCACACGACTATTGCGACGCCAATGAGATCATGGCCGCGACGTGGCTGAACCTCCAAGGCGAGGATTTCAACGGCCAATACAATTCAGACGTTACGCTGTGGAACGCGGCATGGGACCACGCGAAGGGCATCATGAAAGACACGGCCATCGCGAACAAGTGGTTGGAGGTTGCTGCGTCATGAAAATTCTTTTCCTGGACAAGTATTCTCCGCATGCTTGGATCTTGGCCAAGACGGACGCCACGATGGATGATTGGAACAACCTCTACTCATGGAAGCGCTACCATGCGGGTCGCGCAATAAAGAGTTGGCGCTTGGCCAACGTAGATGGAACCGTCGTTCGCGAGGTAACCGTGTCATGAGCTATACGATAGATTACGCAGCCTACTCTAACGGCGAAGAAATTGCTTTGGATGACTGCAAGGCATATTTAAAAGGCGACCGCTTTGAGCAAGTCGTAGAAATGCTAAAAGAACGTTGCGCCGCGCCTATTACTGAAGAGGATATGAGGTCTATCATTTCCTGCCTCGGGTTCCTTGGCATCCGTGGATTCCCTGCAGTGGTCATGGCTAAATACATTGTGAAGGATATCAAATGAGCTTTTTCGCGAAAGTCAGGACTGAAGCCAGGAATGAAGCTGCTAGAAACGCGGCAGCCCACCTCTTGAACACACGTGCACCCGGTGGTCTTCCTTGGAATTCAGTCTCCATAGCATCAGCGATTGGCGCTGACTTCCACTTCCAAGATGCGAATTTCTACCTCCGAGTCCGCCACTACCTTTGCAAACTCCGCAAGCAGGAAAAGACCGTCAAATGAAAAATGCGCACCTTTCCAAAAAGTCCGAAGAGCACCTCTCACCAGAATTGCGTCGCGGTATCTATTATACACGCGACGCGGCCGGCCAGTTAGTCGTATGCAATGAACTAGACACGGCATGCCGAGAGCAGGATCTGAAACGGCAGCGCGTGCTCTATAAAATTGCTGCGGTGCTTCTGGTGACGGCCGTCGTCCTCTTTAGTTTGTACATTTGCAGCTAACATTGCCGACATTCTTGTTTACATCAACCCACACCACGGTAGCTTTACACTACCCTACCCCAAGGAGAAGCCATGCGCTTCCATATCGTCTGCCATACCCCATCCCCCGTCACCAAGGACTCCACCACGGAGACGGTCGTCATTGAACTTCGTGACGCTCTCAAGCCTGCTGCCAGCGATGAGGAAATCTCATTGGTGTGGCAACGTGCCAAGGGCGAAGCCAAGTACAAGTTCCATTCCATTGCCGTCGGCGATGTCATTCCCGCTGAATTGGCCGGCAAAGCCCGCATGATGCGTGCCGTCGACGCCATCAGCTTCGAGCGCGGCCGTGAGTCGCTCTTGAGGCTGGACCTCGTCAGCTTTATCAATCAGCTCATTGACAACGAGAATTGCACTCAAGCCGTCTATGACGAGCGCTTCGAGAAATTCTTCGCGGTCAATTCGCTGCGCAAGGATGAGATGCAGAGCCATGAGCCCGTCGGCTTGGATCCTCTCCTCACCTCCAAGCTGCGCGTGACGTCGGTCACGGACGAGCAAGCCAAGAAGTGCATCGTGAACGAATTCATGCGCCTCCTGGATGCTGACGATACCAAAGTCGTTGCGGAAGTATCCAAGCAATTCAGCAAGTGGGTCAGCGAGGGTCGCAAGCTCAAGAAGGTCTCTGTGCTCGCGGATCCGCCCAAGCCCGTCGAATACAAGAAAGTCTACGCTTGATGCTGCTACTGAAACGGAAGCAACCACTAACCCAGAAAAAGCGCAAGCCTACCGCTGCAGAATTCCTCATCGCACTAGAATGTGCTGGGGAACGTGGTCTGACGGGTAGGCAATGGGCAAAGCAGGCGGGCGTCACCGAGGAATCAACCTACGCGGCTATCGCCGAAGCAATCCGTGCCGACCGCTGCGGCCCTAGTCCATACAAAATCTCTTCTCAGTTCATCCCGATGCCCAAAGGATCCTGCTCTCTGCAGGAAAGCCTTTACCATCTCAAAGCTCCACAACCCGATGCCTAGCGCATCACAGGAGGATATCATGGCTATCAAGAAGACTCTCAAGCCCATCACCAAGGCCGCTGCCGCTCCCAAGGCGCCTGCTTCTCCGCTCCGTGTCAATACGGAATGGCGTCGCCTGCTCATTGAGAACGAGAGCCGCAGCAAGCCTCTCACGGATGACCAGCTCATCGCCGCGATGCAAAAGCTGTTCCCCGAGAAGAAGAACAAAACCACCATCCTGCGCTGCTCTATGATTCGCTCGATCTACAACAAGGGCACGAGCATGTTCAAGAAGTTCGGCCCTGCCGGCTCGAAGACCAATCCGCGCTCTTTCGCGTACGATGCGAAGGGCCAGAAGATGGAAGGCGGCGCGGTCATCGTTCCCAAGTCGACCAAGGCCAAGGCTCCTGCTCCCAAGATGGAGAAGCCGACCAAGACTGCGAAGCGCGCGGCGAAGGGCGCCAATGCGGACGTCGCGTTCGCGGCCGACGATGAGGAGGTTGTCGAGGACGGCTGAGAAACTTTTCACCTACCACCGAGGAGTCTAGCGCCAATCTCGGAACCATAGACGGTGAGCGGTAGGATCTACAATCCATCAGGCACGTGGGGCAGCCGGAAATGCCCCGCACCAAAATGCTTTCCTTCCGACCGTACCAGCAAGACGCCTTCCAGAAATTCGAGCAGACAGACTTCATGATTCTGTTCATGCGAATGCGGTTGGGCAAGTCCATAGTAGCGATACGGTGGATGGAAAAGAAACGGGCTCACAAAAGGCCAATCCTTTTGCTTGCGCCTACAACTCCTCAGATCGGATGGAAAGAGGAATTGGAAAAGGAAGGTCTCGTCTGTATTGACGCGGTGGACTACCTCAAAGAAAAGGAGCATCCAAAATGGGACACAAGATGGATATGCGCAACGCCTCAGCTGGCCGTCGCAAGGAGCACGCTGCAAAGACCGACCGATTGGGACGGCGTAGTGTGCGACGAGTCTACGTGGATGAAGAGTCCGAAGACGAAGCAATCGAAGCTTGCGACAAAAGTATTGTCGAGATTCGCACTGCGGTGCATACTGACTGGGCTGCCGAATCCGCAGACCGATCTGGAATTGTGGCCACAAATGGCAATGGCGCTTGGCGGCGCGTGGATGGGGGCAAGTAATTTCTGGGATTGGCGCCAGAAACACTTCTCGAAGTTCTTCTACGATTGGCTGCCAAAATGCCGTGGCCATGTGAAACAGGAATTGCACAAAGACGCCTTCGTGTTATCCTGGAAGGATGCCAAAGTCAAGATCGAGAAAGTCTACAAAAAACTCACCAACGAGATGAGCAATGAACAAAGAGAAATCTACAACCAAGTCCTCACCACCTGGACCGTCCCAGGAATCGAAACAAAAAACGCTCTTGAAGTCACTACATGGCTTCATCGAATCGCAGGAGGTCATAGTCCGGGCAGGACCCTTGAGTGTTGGAAATATGAAGAACTTGCTGATCTTGTCACAACTGGCGAGCTTGCTGGAGAACCCGTGGTTGTCTGGTTTGCTTTCAACCGAGAACTCGCACGCATGTGGAAGTTGCTTAGAGAGAGAGAAGTCTCAGCTACATGGATAACCGGGACTATCGACAAACGTGAGCGCGCTGTCCGTCTTGATAGATTCAGAAAAGGGCAACGGCACGTGATCTTGATGCAAATGGCATGTGGTAAATTCGGATCCAATCTCTCCATTGCGGATACCGCCATTTACTTTTCTGGGACGTACTCTATAGAAACACGGGAGCAGACCGAAGACAGAATTGTGATGCCTGGGAAAACAGGAATCCAGCTATACATAGACATGCTCTCGAGGGATTCGATCGACGAAACAATCCTCGAGGGGTGTAAAGAAAAGCGCGCCTCAGCGAAATGGTTATTAGACCGAATCCAACTCCAGAGAAAGCAGCGATGAAAATACTCAGCAAAAAACCTGCAAAGGCCAAGTACTTTGGCTTGATCCATCCGGGACCGCGTAAAGAAATAACCGAAGCATGCGGCGAGCATGAGAACAACTACCAGCTCATGGGGAATGTAGGCAACATCATTTGCATTGATCCAGGACTGAACGGAACCGGGTGGGCGGTATTTGACCGTGAGGACGGCCCAATCCGATTCCCCATCGCATCTGGCTCCATCTCAGTAGAACGAAAAAAGCATCCATGGTGGACTGAGTGCAAGATCATCGCCGAACTCATACGAAATCAGATGCAGCACTATGGATGCTTCGGCGTGTACATTGAACTTCCAAAATTCTTTGAGAGTGCGGGTGCTGGAATGTCGGCAGCACGAGACGGTGATCTGGTCAGGTTATCCGTGCTCACTGGAATGATCTTCGGTGCGTGCTCTTCGCAAATGCTCGTGAGCTCTATCGTGCCCGTCGCTATTACCGATTGGAAGGGCCAGCTACCAAAAGAAATGTGCAATGATCGCGTGGTGAAGAAGCTCAGAACAGTCTATCCGAAATGGAAGCCGTCAACCAATACCACGCATGAGCTCGATGCTATCGGCATCGGTCTCTTTGTCAAAGGATGGTTCTAATGAAACTCCTCAAGCCTATCCCCAAGCTTCCTTCCAGAAAGCAAGCATACAAAAAATACAATCCACACACGGATGGCGTGCGGCAGTCGCTTCTGCTTACATGGCTGGAGTGCCGTGAGAAGGCAAGGATGCAGTGTATCGAAGGCATCGAGTCTTCATACATCTCCAAGCCTCTGATGTTCGGCGACCTCAGCCATCAGTGCATCGCGTCCTGTTACCTTACCATGCAGAAGAAGCAATTGAAATTCTGGGAAGACGCTGCAGAACGCACTGAGGAATGGATTGATACTGCGATCCTCTTCTGGAAGGACGAGTGGGTATCAAAAGGCAATAAGGTCACGGCTGATGTGACCGATCTTCTGGAGGAATCTGCTGCGATGCTTGGTGCACTCCTTCCTGGATACTGGAAGCATTGGTGGGATAAGGATATCAAGGAGACGGAATGGATAGACGTCGAAAAAGAATTCAAAGTTGCGCTTGGCTCTTCTTCGCTAATCACGGGAACCATCGACGGCGTATTTCGTAACCGTAAAACGAAAAAGCGCTGGATACTCGAAACAAAGAACAAAGGACGCTGGTCCGAAGACAATTTGATTGATTGGCTACCGCTAGACCTACAGTGCCAGATGTACTTGACGGCTGACTGGTTAACATCTAACGAGCAGCCGGCCGGTGTCCGGTACAATGTGCTCCGCCGTCCGCAAGAGCGCCGTGGGAAGACAGAATCTTTGAAAGACTTCGCGACACGGATACATGCACGCGCAGAAAAAGAGCCGGAGCACTACTATTTCCGACTTGACATGGCGATGAGTAAGGCTGAATTAGAATCTGCGAAACGCCGTGTTGAATTTCTGGCAGACGCCTTCTGCGATTGGTGGGACCTCTCACATTCAAGTTGTCCTACACTGGATCCCATGTACAATTCGTCTATGTGCGAAGGGAAGTACGGGACGTGCTGCTATCTGCGCCATTGTGCAAGCGGTTCGCTTGAAGGTTTGAAAGTGGCCAGCCGTTAACAATTGTAGTATAAAATCTTTTTCCGGTATACTACAACCAAAAAGATATTTCATTCCCCGTCGTCACTCCATAGAATGGAAAGACCATGCCACTCATAAAGAAGCTTACGGGTTCCGGCAGCAAGCCGGCAACTCCCATCCAACCCAAACAAAAGGTTGCGGTGACATTGAACCTCACCAAGAAGTCGCCAAGTAAAGCATTGAATGAGTATTCAATTCTTCTTTATGGTGCGAAAGGAATCGGGAAAACATCATTGGCGTCGAAGTTTCCCGGCGCCGTGTTCCTCAATCTTGAACCAGGAACGAAGGCGCTTAGGACGGCCGATAACTATGTGAAGGACTGGGATACCTTCGTCGCCTACGTCGATGAGGTGGTCAAGATCAATGACAAGGACATGACGGTGATCGTGGACGTCGTGGATATCGCCTACGAAATGATCTACAAAAAGATCTGCGACCAACTGAAGATCGAGTCGCCGACCGAGGAAAACGACTTCGGCGCTACCTGGAAGAAGATCAGAAGGCTCTTCCGTGAGCAACTCGATCGTCTAATGCGCACGGGAGGTGGCGCAGTGTTCTTGTCGCATGATACTGAAAAGGAAATCGAATTGCGCGACGGATCAAAGGTAGACCGTGTGCAGCCTACTCTGGGCAAGCAGGCATTGGGAGAGCTTGAAGGCTTGGTGGATATCGTCGCCTACTATGCCTATGAGGACGAAGACCGCGTTCTGAAACTGTCCGGCAGCCAGACCCTCATCGCCAAGTCGCGCCCAGAAGAAAATTTCATTGCAGTTTCTGGTGAACGCGTGAATCAGATACCGATGGGCAAGACTTCGGATGAAGCCTACGCCAACTTGATCAAGGCGTTCAATAATAAGCAGGAAACCGCTGACGGTAAGGAAAAGCGGTCTGCACCTGCTAAGCAATTACTGAAGATTAAGAAGTAGCTTTTCGCACCATTCTCGTTTTCTACCCGCCCTAACCCACAACCAAGGAGGAGCACATGGGCAAGCTCAATCTCAAACTCAACAAGACCGTCCTCGCAAAGGGCAAAGAAGCATTCGCCAATGGCGATGACTTCAACAATGCCGAGCTGGAACCCGGTCGCTACAACGGATGGGTGAAGAGCATGCGCTCGATCACCACCACTTCAGGACAGCAACTCGTCATCGACGTCGAGGTTCCCGAAGCGAATGAAGGAAAGGGCGGCAAGGTCGGTCTGTTCTACTCGCTCGACAACGAGGAGCGGATCGTCTGGCTCTACCGTGTTCTCGCCACCCTCGGCTATGATGTCACTGATGGCATCACGAGCGACTTGCTGGAAGAGATCGCCAGCGACTTGGCCGCGAACAATCCCGTAGTGCGCATCAAGGCTCGCCGTGGCGGTGAGTACATCAACTACTCCATTGAGAAGCTGATGGAAGGCCAGACCAAGGATGACATCTCGACTGGCGGTGATACTGGCGGCAGCGCGGCCGACGAGACGAATGCGGATGGCGCGAAGGGCATGAGCGACAAAGCGCCTGCCGGAGCCAAGGCCAAGAAGGCCGTGAAGAAGGCCGTGGTAGAAGAAGAAGCTCCGCCCGCCGAGGAAGAGGTGGTCGAGGAAGTCGCTGAAGAGACGGTCGAAGAAGAAGCCGTGGAAGTCAAGCCCGGTCTGAAGTGCAAGGCTACCATCCAGGGCGTGCTCGTCGATATCGAGGTGGTGCAAGTCCTCGAGGACGAGGGCAAGGTCGTCGTCCTGAACAAGAAGGACAAGAAGAAGTACAAGATCAGCGGTGAGAAGCTCTCCCTCGAGTGACTCAGCCTATTCTAATCTCCAGCGGAGGGGAGCCGATCCCTCCGCAACCAAAAGCCATGCTCATTACCAAAAAACGTGTACCGATTCTGATCGGAGAAAACGCAAGCCACGGATGGGAAGGCTTGAACTTAGAAGAGAAGTGGATTGCTATTGATACAGAGACAACCGGCCTTGACCATCGCGGAACACGCGGCGTCGACCGCACCAAGGAACCTGCACGCCCGTTCTTCTGTTCGTTGTGCGATCCAGACGGGAGTCTCGCATGGCAACGTTGGTATGTCGACGCTTTTACACGCAAAGTCCTATACCCAGAAAAAGCATTCCAGACGTACCTACGTGAAATTCTGGAAGATGAATCCATCGCAAAGGTATTCGCCAACGCGCCATTCGATAAGCGCATGCTGGAAGCGGCTGGCTATTCTATCCGTGGCGAAATACACGACGTCCTCCTGGCGTCGCACGTTGTTCGTTCGGATATGCAAGAGTACGGATTGAAATCGCTGTGCAAAAACCTGCTCGGCATGGATGACGAAGATGAGAAGGAGCTTGACGATGCTACGAAGGACGCTAGAAACAAGGTTAGATCTGCTCGCCGGCGTATTGCGGCGGGGAAAGCAACCGATCATGACAAGATTCTGGCGCACTATGCGATCAACGAAGGCGATGAGGACCAAGCGTTCAAGTCAGACTTCTGGTTGGCGCCGCACGGTATCCTGGAACGGTACGGATGCCGTGACGCTCTTCGGACTGCATCTCTTTGGATCGCTCTCAAGAACCAGATGGATGAAGATGCGGAGCTCAGTGGTTCTGAATCATCGCATCTTTGGGAAACTTATCGCCAGGAACAAGCGTTGCAGCCGGTCGTTATGGGAATGGAAGACCGCGGCATTGCAGTTGACCTTGACAAATGTCGTGAGCTAGTTTCATTCTATCAAGGAGTCCGTGACGCGGCAGCTAAAGGAATCGTCGCCGAGACAAGTGAAGACTTCAACCCTAGGAGCAACCCTCAACTGCAGGTGGAGTTCTTCGTTACCCGTAAGATAGAACCGGTGCAGTGGGTAACCAAGAAGCGCGCGAAAGAACCGAATCGCTGCAGCCATTGCAAAGGCCGTGGTTGTGCAGTGTGCTGGAATACCGGAAAGCAACCGCAATGCAACGGTGACTTTTTAGCCAAGATTGGTGTGCGGCGTGAAACAGACTTGAATGGCGAGGACGTACTGAAGCCAGCGGATCTTCTGGCGTACCATATCCTCCGTGAAAAAGCAGCAAAGGCAATGCAGGACTTTGCCAATTCCTACCTTGAGTTGGCCGTGAAGCATCCGGATTGCTACGCGATCCATCCGCATTACCGTCAAGCAGAGGCTATCACCCTGCGTTTTTCATGCTCCAAGCCCAACCTTCAGAATGTGGCAGACGACGATTCAGGCAAAAAGAAAATCGACGTCCCCTACCGTCCCAGAGAATGCTTCGTGCCGCGTCCTGGGTTTGTGATGATAGCGCCGGACTATTCGCAGATTGAAGTATGGATCCTCTTTCTGCGGTCTGGCGACAAGAAGATGGGCGAGATGCTAGTCGCTGGTGGTGATCTTCACGGACGCATTGCTTCCAATATATGGAGCAAAGACTTCGACCTAGACGGCGCATTGGCCGACAAGAAAAGGGATGCACGGTCACTATCCAAGCATGCGCTAGTGAACCTCAAAACTTATGTTAACCGCAGAAAACGTTCAAAGAATATCCAATTCTGCAAGATCTACGGTGGCGGTCCAACCAAGATCGGCACAATGATCGGATGCTCCACTGAAGAAGCGAAGGTATTCATCAGCGATTGGGAAAACCTTTTTCCAGAAATTGCCGGCTATATGGAACGCAAAGTGGCAGAAGCGAAGGCCACCGGATTCTCTCAAAATATCTACGGCTACAACTACCCAGTCACCCGTGGTTTTGAGTATGTCGCAGTGAATTATGATATCCAAGGGTCGGCTGCGATGCTTATCAAGCGCGCTATGGTGCGCGTGGGTACGCTCGCGACAAACAAATGGCGCGGCAAAATGTTTCCGCTACTTACTATCCACGATGAGCTTTTGATTGAGATTGAGAACATGCACAATGACAAATTGCTTGAAAGCGCGATGCTAGATGTCCAGAATGCAATGCAAGCTGATTGGAAATTGCTAAAGAATCCTGTACCTTTCCCGATCGGCATGAAGCTGATCGAAACCTGCTGGGCTGACGCGAAAGAGGTTAAGCTGTGAAAACCGAAATACCACGGGCCATCCGCATCTTGAATTTTCACGGCGTAGGTGCTGTGTCTTCTGGCGGATCAAACTGGGTCGGGCATTGCCCTTTCTGTAAAAAGCAGAAGCTCTATGTGGAACCGGAAGAAGGTCTATGGGATTGCAAAGTCTGCGGAGAACGCGGAAACCAGTTCACGTTCCTCAAAAAATTTATTGATACACGGGAAGAGGCTCCGCTTGGCGAATGGCTCAAGCTTACAGAATCGAGGAAGATACCAAAAGACGTTCTAGCTGCCCGTGATATCAAATGGGATGGCAAGCACTGGTATCTGCCCATCTACTCAGAAACGGGATCCGTGCGCGCGACGCGTCGGTATGACTACAAGCAACTGATGATCGCTGCCGGATGCGAAGCACAACTGTTCGGCATGAGAGAATTGGCGCAGGCAAAGCAAAATGCTACCGTGCATTTGTGTGAAGGCGAGTGGGATGCGATAGCAATGGATTGGTTGCTTAAGGAGTCCGGCATCACGGACCAGGTCGTCGTCGCGGTTCCTGGTGCTAGTACATTCAAATCGTTGTGGATTCCGTTCTTCGCTAGCAAAAGAGTTGTCTGCTATTTCGACAATGACGCGGCCGGTGACGGTGGCGCTGAACGTGTGAAAAAACTTTTGACGGGCAGCGTGAAGGAATTGCTATTTGTAAATTGGCCGGATACATTGCCGCAAGGGTTTGACCTTCGGGATTTTATAGTTAGTAAGCTATCGGCTACTAACGAACCAATGGCCGTCTGGTCAGAGCTTTCAAAGCTGACACAGACCGCTCCGCGCCGGGACCTATCCAAGAAGGATGCCGTTTGCAAGCCCATGAAGTCAGAACCGGGCAATAATAGTCCAACCACTATCAAGGATGTGCTTGAGGCCTTTGGATCGAAAATTCGGATGACAGAGGATCTGGAGGTAGCGCTGAAGATTTCGCTAGCCGTCTCCATATCCAACGACTTCTCTGGTGATCCGCTTTGGGTCTACCTCGTTGGTCCTCCTGGGTGTGGGAAGACGATGGTGCTATCCGCGCTATCCACAAGTGATCGGTGCGTATTCCGTTCCGCGTTGACAACGCACTGCTTGGTCAGTGGGTGGCAGGGCTCTAGCGGTGATCCATCGCTGATTCCGAAGTTGACAGGGCTGACGCTTGTCGCAAAAGATTTCACGGAAATCCTAGCGATGCCGAAACTAGCCCAGGATGAAATCTTTTCCACACTGCGCGGCGCATACGACGGCTCTGTCCAGAAATCGTTTGGGAATGGCGTTACCCGTTCCTATGACAACTGCAGATTCTCAATGGTGGCTGGCGTCACCAATGCAATCCACGCGCATCGATCCGCGTCGCTAGGTGAGCGGTTTCTGAAGGTGCAGATAAAGCAAATTGACGGCGCGGAAGCGACAGAATTGATCGAAGTCGCAATGGCATCTATCGGCCAGGAGCGCGAGACGGAGAACACGCTTCAGGAAATATGCACAAAATTCCTGGCTATGACTATCGACCCAAAGCAGATGCCGAGGCTGACAAAGGCACAGGGTCGCCGCCTGACTGCGCTGGTCCAGTTGATAGCCGTAATGCGTGCAGTAGTCGAGCGCGACGCAAGAACCCAGGATATTCTATATCGCCCTGTTCCAGAAACAGGAACACGCTTAGCAAAGCAGCTAGCACGCCTGGCCATCTGCCTCACCGCGCTCACTCCTGGCCGTGAAGAAGTCGATGCCGAGTCATTCAGAATAGTTGAGCGCGTTGCCAAAGATACCGCGCATGGGTTTTACTTTGACGTTATAGAAGCCGCGATGAAACTCGGTGGAAAGTTTACGAAGGGCGAGATAGCAAAAGCTTCCGCGCTTCCAGTTTCCACGGCATGGCGTCAAATGGATGACCTATGCCTTCTGAATGTAATCACCTCGACTACCGAAATGAAAGAACCCTCTGTTCGTGGCGGCGCACCTGCCGTCATCTATAGCATCCACCCTAAGATTGCTGAGTTGTGGAAACTCAGTCAAGGAGAATCACCATGCCACCAAGAGTCTCGCACTCCCGATATGACGGTCTTGAAGGTCGCGAAGCCGATGTTGCTGCGTTCCAAGACAAAATTGGCGCTAGTCGCAAGCTGACTTTGAACAACCCCATCGCCGCGGTTGGCCATGTTGCCACCGATGAGTTGCGGCGTGCGGGGAACAGGTTGGCCAGTATTTCGCACATGCTCAAGGCAATGTACCGCGCCAGCAATGGCATCGACGAACGGTTGATGCGCGCGCAGTTGATGCTCGAGGAACTTTCAGAAGCGCTTTCTGCGCTCGCGCAAGCAGATGAACTCGCGCTCCTGGATGCACTAGCCGATCTTGAGTATGTCACCGTGGGAACGGCCACGACATACGATCTGCCTTTACGTGCCGCCTTCTCTGAGGTACACCGGAGCAACATGACCAAGGGCACCGTTCGCCATGCCCACGGTGAGAAGGGAAAAGGCGAGGGGTTTGAACCACCGAATCTTTCTGCTATCTTGAAGGAGCACAGAAAATGATACCGGTCACAAACTTCTGCGATAAGGAAGCCACTGCGTTGCTATCAGCAATGGTATTCGCAGCACTCCGCTCGAAGGGAAGAACAAAGGTTGGTGCCGTGGTTGTTCACCGACCCAGCAATGCAATGCACTTCGGCTACAACGGTTTTCCACCGGGAGTACTTGAACCGTCGCATCGATGGGACGGCCCTGCAAAACATAAATTTGTTGTGCATGCCGAATGCAACGCATTGAGAAAAGCAGTCGCTGCGCATGGGCTTCCGCTGACTGATTGCGTTTTGTATAGCTCGTTGCGACCTTGCGCGAACTGTACAAAAGAGCTTATCAGCTGTGGCATCCGGGAGGTTTTCTGGTTGCGTGAAGACGCAGACCTTTTGACCAATGCAGATGTGGATGCATCCGCTGCAATGATGGAAGAAACCCGTTGCCAGTTTTCCTTGCTCAATGTAGACATCGCAGCCCTGCTTACAAAAGCCATGAAGGAGCTTTCGCCATGAGCCATACCCAGACCTACCTTGACATCGTGCAACGTGTCCTTCGCGACGGTGAAAACGTCAAAGGCCGCAATGGAGGAACCAAAAGCCTGTTCGGTGTCTTCATGGAATTCAATTTGCGGCAAGGGTTCCCGCTGATGACTTGCCGGAAACTAGGAATGCGCGTTCCTGCGATTGAATTAGAGTGGATGCTCAAGGGCGGTATGGATACCGCTTGGCTTGAGGCGCAGGGCGTTCATATCTGGGATCTATGGAAGGGGATAGTCGATAAAGCCAACCCGACGCAGTTAGGGCGCATCTATGGCGCGCAATGGAGGCGCTTCGGCGACCCTACTTTCGGGTGCGATCAGATTGCAGAGGCGCTTCGCTTGATAACTGAAGAGCCAGCATCCCGTCGTATCATCATCACGGACTGGTCTCCTAATGAGTTGACCAAGATGGCACTTCCTCCATGCCATCTGATGTTCCAATTCTCTGTCCGTGAAGGTAGATTCCTGGATATGACGGCTATCCAGAGATCGATGGACTTGCCTGTCGGCGGGCCGCACGACATTTGCCAGTTTGCTTTGCTGCTCGCACTCTTCGCAAAGGCTACCGGGCTCGAGCCGCGGTGGTTGAAGGTATCTGTTGGCGATGCGCATGTTTACGCCAACCAAATCGAATTGGCAACGCAGATGGTGACGCGCATACCACGCAGCGATCCGTCGGTAATAATTGAAAGCAGCGTATGGGATGTCGCTAATCCGCTCGCCTCCGTTCTCAATTTCACATTTCAGCATGTCGCTATTTTGAACTACAACCCGCACCCCGCGATTTCTTTTGAGGTGTCGCCATGATTATCGTCATCGAGGGTCCTGACGGCGTAGGCAAGACGTCGGTCTGCCATGAGCTTGCGCGTATCTTTACCGAGCGGAGTCTCACGAATACGATACTACGGTGCCCTGGATCAACAAAGCTTGGAGAGTTTCTGCGCGGGCCGCTCAAGGACCCTACGTTTGAATTGTCACCCGTAGAGAAGACGCTGCTGTTTATGGCTGCGGATGAGTCTGCGCATAGACTGGCAGAGAAGATGAGCAGCGAAGGAATCATGGTTATCATGGACCGTTGCGCAGTATCTAACGCCATCTACAGAACGGCACAAGGCGAGCACCAGGAGGCACAGCTCATCAGGAATTGCTTTGATGACGGCTTCGTATCGCGTACGCCGAACGGTGCTTTCCTGATTCCGCTAGACGCACCGGATGCGGAATTGCAAAAGCGCATTTCTGGTCGTAGCAACGAGAAACCAGACCGGTTTGACGGGTTGCAATTACGCGTCGCCCAGCTGTACCGCGAAGAGTTTCCTATCCGTTTGGATACGACTGACATGACCGCGCAGGCAGTAGCCGCGCGAGTATACAAGATGGCCGTTGGACGCGGATGGGGAGAACGGTCATGATCAAGTGCGAACACTGCGGAGTAGCTGAAGAGCGCGACGCCGCCATCGCACGGGCGGATGCGCTAGAGAATGAAATCCTGCTGGCGACTAAAACACACGGCGACGCGGTGGCGTTTTATGTTAAAGAACGCGACACCCTCAAGGCGGCGCTGCGTGCCGCTGGGAATCGCCTCGTGTATGCGCTGCAACTGGAAGCGCACAAGTCGGAATGTGGCTGTGTAGATTGTCGCATGGTTAGAAACATCGACGCCCTGCTGGGCGAGAAGGAATGACCATGAACCACCTACTCAAACAATGCCGGGATGTTATATCTGCTTGCGTTGGATCGATGCAATTCATCGCCACCGACGATATGAAGCGCAAGGCGTGTTATGATGCAGCGATCCTAATGGATAAACTCAACGCCGAGATTGCCAGGACGGATGGGCCGAGTGAGGCGCAAGTTGAGGCTGCCGTCGTCGCGTATTACGCACCGCTGACGCCACTGGAGTGCATTAGCAAGCGATCTATTGAGGACATGCGCCGCGCCCTCACCGCAGCCGGTGTGCGTGCGCCGAGGGTGACGGTGCCGGATAACGACGCAGACAATGACGAATACGGCACCGGATATAGAGCCTGCCGGTGCGACTTCATCCAAGCAATCCGCTCCGCAGGTTGCGTGCCGGTGGACCAGAAAGGAAACGAAATCAAATGAGCAAGAAAATATGGCGCGGATTTCACTGCGATTGCACAGTGGTTCACGACTCCGCATGCTTCCCGGTGCGCGAGGCGATGCGATTATGCAAGGCTGCGGAAGGACTTAACGCATCGAATACAGACAATTACATGGTTAAATGGAACAGGCTGGCGTCAGCAACGGAAGCGTACATCAAAGCCGTCGCCCGCATGAAGGCGAAGAAAGGCAGCAAATGACCATCGACACGAAACGTTTACGCGCCCTTCTCGCTGCCTCAACGCCGGGGATATGGGGCGTAGGTGTGTACTCTCCGCAGTCCGCAACGGAATCACTTACTGAGCCGATTGGGATTACCGTTGGAGGGCCGCGCTTTGTGACATGGGACAGAACGAAATGCATGTGTGCTGCCGATGCGATTTTAATCGCAGTAATGCACGCGCAAATGCCCGCCATACTCGACCGCCTTGAACGTCTGGAAGCGGTGGCGGAGGCGGCGCGGCAAGCGAGTGATGGCGGAATGTGGACCGAGACACCGACGAAATTGCTGGACGCACTCGCATGCCTGGACAAGCCGTGATCCTCCTCGCGCTCACTCTCCTTCAGCCTGCTGCTATGCGCGAGGAGCTTGCCCTGGTCACGGCCTATACGCCGTCCATAGAAGGTGGTGGGGCAGGAACAGGACTCACCTCAACCGGGATACGAACCGATGACCGACCATACGGCGTTGCCGCTGATCCCTCACTTATCCCCTACGGTTCCGTTGTGCTCATACCAGGGTATCGGGATACGGCTGCCAAAGGCGGCCCCTGGTGGTTTGTTGACGATACGGGCGGCGCGATGCGAGCGGATGCAAGGAAAGGGATACTGCATCTGGACGTCCGTATGCGACACGTTTCATCCGCCCGGTCGTGGGGAGTACGGTGGCTCATGGTGAAGATATATACGCCTGACAAGGAAGCAAAATGAGAACAGTCATCGACGTGATGCTCATTCTCATGGTAGTGATCGGTGCGACCGTGTTCGTCATCGATGTCTGCGCCCGCCTTGAACGGTGCGAGCGCAGAATCTATGATCTAGAGTTGCGGGCTATCAGGGAGCATAGCGAGCAACTCAGCAGCGGTCGGCTCCGCGATCTTTCCAGATAGCACGTCGTTCTCCACCTGTATGACCTTGGCCCAGCATTGATCGGCCCAGGTGGCGAGCTTCATACCGTGATCGTGGAACGGACCAGGGAACCCAGCACGCGCCATGGCGGTGTAGATGGAATCCCAACCGTCAGCGCGGGCCACAGCATCGAGATGCTCCTGGACGGCGGATTCCAGCGCAGCCTTGCGAGCCTCGGGTGGCGGCGCGTCCGGAGGTAGTATCTCCACCTCTGGCGCGAGCGCGGAGGCGAGGCACGACTGCCGCCCGTCCTCGCTGACGACGATGCGGCGTGATTGGTCGGCGTATTTCCAGGTCATAGCTCGGCTCCGGTGAAGAGTATCTTTGCGGTGGTGGCGTTGGCCGATTGCAATATGTACGGACGCCACTGGGTCAGTCCCGACGCGACCGTGATATCAAGGCTCGCCGCAATCGCGCTGGCGTCGTAGTGAGCAACGCCGCTGCATACGGCAGGTGAACTGAAGTCAGAAACGCGGAAGTCAGACGCGGCTGATATGCTGATACCCGTCGTCTTGACGCGGGCGGGAACCATGAACGGTACGTTGAGATATGCCTTTGTTGTCGAGCCAGCTAGGCCAACGGCGGGCAGCGTCGTGTATGTCGTGTAGTTGGATATGATCGGCAGATATCTGTAGCACAGCATTTCCTCAAGAGACATGGGTCGTTGCTCAAACGGCGTGGCAACGGAACCTTCTTCAAGCTGGACCTGAGCGATGTCGAATGTTCCGGACTGCTGCCCGAGAGAGACTGTCCGGCTGTTGTAGTCAGACCCGGCGTCAAACCAAAAGCGGACAGCGAGATAGTCCCCAGCACCGACAGTCTTGCCGGATATAGACGGAACGTCGAATGTGTATTCGTATTTTGCCCACGAAGAAGTGAGCGCAAGCTTGACCGGAGACACAGACACATAAGAAGATCCGCCTGATCCGAATATCTGTACCAGCTCAAGCGACATACTCTTGTTCGCATCGGCCTTCGCCCAGAATGAGACAGTGACGGACACACCGCTGCCGGTATTGACGCCCTCAATGCGCTGCTCTTTGTAGCAGTAGTTTGCCGCACCAGCAACAGACGTGACCGTTGTTCTTGATAGCGTCACAGGGTTTCCTGGTACGTCTGTTTGGCCAGGAGAAAACGACGTCAGCGCGTGTGTCTTCGTCGTTCCATTGTTCGCGTTGACCCACCTATTGTCGCTCCCATATCCGTCCGCCGTTTGGCTTGTTGCATAGTCCCATTTACGGAAGCAACCATTGATGATCTTGTTCCGCAGCCCGAACATCAGCGACGGCGCGACGATGTCCGCCGCCTGCGCTCCGGTCATGGCCGTTTGCATAGCAGGAGATGCGCCAGGATTGCCAGAGATAGTCTTGGATGCAATGAGTGGGCTCTGGAATATCGGAGCCTCGACTACGACGTGGTGCGCCACGTATGGAGGATAGGCCGGGTCATCTGGCGGGGTGTTAGTGGCTCCGAACCGTACCGAGAATGTACCGAGTGCGGTGTTTCCAGAGCACGATATGCCGACCTTGAAGCTGATGCGATCGTCCACTGCCATGGCGGTGTCTGTGGTCGTCACAACGTCAAAATCAAGCGCGGCAGTCACCGTGGGTATGCTCGTCGCTGATATTTGCGCGTTTCCCTCCGCTATGATTTCCTGGAAGACGCCTGCTGAGTTTACTCTCGACGCCTGCACGGTCAGAAGCACTGTACCGTTGAATCCACCGGATATGCCAGTCAGATACGCATACAGATTCTTGAAGCGCCATGTCCCAGCGGGTATCATGGTGATACCTGGATCCCCTGGTATGGTTATGTATTCGCTGGTTGAAGATCCGTCCGGAGGAGCGCCAAACGGAGACGCCTTGGCCTTCAGCGTCAACGCCGTCAGCGATACCGTCTGTGTGGAGAAAGGGCCAGCCTCGCCAATACAGTCAAACGAGCTGTTCTGTGTGTAGGGCTGTCTGGTGGCCACATTCTTCGGAGTTGTGGACCCGTCTCCCATATCGTACTTCGGAGCGAGATCGTACCGAGTCGTGTTCGATCCCATGGCGATGACGGGGATGTTAATTAGCGGAACCTTCGCGTCAGCGTCCAGAGGCGCGACGCCGTTGGCAGCGCCGAGTAAGCCAGTTCCCAGGAACGAGGACGACGCCATGGTTGCCGAGCTTCCAAGGCCCAGTGCCGTCCTGGCGGTTGCCTCATCGTTCGCGGCCACCACCAATCTTCCAACGGCGCCCTCCACCGCGTCAAGTTGCATCTTGGTCATGGTGGTGGTCACACCGCCAGAAACGACATCAATGTCGTACACAGCATTGGTCGCGTTGAAATAGTAACGCCCATTTGAGTCCGTGGTCAACGGGTTGCTCCGTCCCGTCGTCTCGTCGTCTTCATACAAGGTCGCGAGCGTTTGGGTACCCGTCAGGCGTACGCGAACCGACGCGCCGACTGCCGGGATTCCCGTACGAGTGAGCACGTCACCGATGAATTTGCGCAATGCCATGTTGGTCTTCCTGGGTTAATAGTTGATGCGAACAAGACCGGGCTGCGCGGGCAAAGTACGAACGCCAGTGCTCGGGCCTGAGTAGGAGAATGCTCCAGCGCCGTTGGACTCGGTATTTCCTCCATGCGGCGATCCGTGCTGGCATACCGGCGTGCCACCTCCTGCGGCGGCCTGACCGCCAGACGCGCCAGCGAATCCAGCGCCTCCGTATCCGCCAGTGCCGCCGATCCCTGGGGTGTTCCCGCTGCGATACTTGCCAGGCTTCGCCTCGACAAGCACGGTTGATCCGCGCTTCACAAACGACGATCCGCCGTCACCAGAGGCCCCCGCCGCTCCGACGATCACGGTAAGATCTTCAAGCGGTGTGACTGCGATTCTTGCCAGCCTGCGTTCGCCAGATCCGCCGCCCAGCACATAAGAGCTGTTGTCGTACATATCGCCGCCGCCGCCCGTGGCGTCTACCTCGACGGAGCTAACGCCAGCAGGTATGGGCAGCGTGTACGTTCCCGCCGCGTTGTAGATCGTCGTGTTCTGCCCCGGCACAGTGGCCAGCGCAGCAAGCGCGATCTTGGGTGCAGTGACGTCGCCTTCGAGCATCGCCAGGAGGTTATTGCGCAGGCGTGTCATCAACGAGTTGGTCACCGGCTTACCGCTGGCGATCTCAGCGTCGCTGATTGTATTGTAGGAGGTCATACGATCTTGTACCCTTCAGAGCCGTCGCTCATTTGTTCGGTGGCAGTGACGCAGATATATCCGCCGGTGTTGCGGTCGTTCTCGGAAGCGTTCTCATAGTCAGGCGCGTCGTCCCTCATAACATAGCAGTAACGGCCCTGAAAGAAAGACTCGGCCAGAACCAGCTCAAAGCTCGTTCCACGGTCTACCTCTTTGGCCTGCATGACCTGCATGTTGAGAGTGGCTGTGCTGCCGTCCGGATTCTGGAGCAGGCGCGTATTGATACGCACCGGAGTGCCAGTCCATATGTCCGCGTCCTTGGCGTCGATCTTCACCGTGACGTAGCGCGGGTTGTCGCGGTACTTGTCGAGATACTGAGACGCTATCGACACCGGCTGCGATACGTTGGTATAGGGGATCCATTCGCAGAAGAATGCCTTGACCTTCTGCTGGTTGTATTCAAAGGCGCTCTCCGCGTCCGCATCGACATTGGCGAACACAGATTTGAAATTCTCAGGGCTGTTGTCGAGATTGGGAATCGTCTTGCCGTAGTAGACCCATACCTGCGAAACGCGCTCTTCCGGCTTCTCGTCTACCTTGGTTGAGTTCTCTATGATGCTATCGTCGTCGTTGAGCGATCGAACCTCACCCCACGTAGCCGGGCGGATCGCGCGCAGTTGGATCTTCTGGGCGCGTTCATCCCACCAGAGATAGCACCCGGCTTGCTTCGCTATATCGTTGACGAGGTTGGCGGCACCGGTCGGCGTGCTTAGCGTGTGCGTGAAGATAGCGTTCGCCATCCACGTTCCGGCTTCCGTCGTCCACGCGGAGTAGTCAACAAAGCCAGAAGAGATACCCGCACGCGTGACCAGAATATCGTATATGATCGCATGAGCCGCCGTCGCGGTGTAGCGGACGCACAGCTGAATCTTGTCGCCTATGTCGTGGTCGTCCGTCGTCGTACCGTCTACTGCGCGTCCGGTAATCGTGAAGGTGTCTCCACTCCTGGTGAAGTTGATGAACTCGTCACCTATTGCTACCGTGCCGCTCGCGCCGTATTGCGTACCCTTGCCGGACGCGACGGTGAACGTGGTGCTGCCTCCGACGATAGCGGACGTCAGAAGACCGTCCGTCACCGGAGGCACCTGAACGCGGTCATCGTCAGCCAGCTTCAGAGGGTCCTTGGCCGTTATGACGACCATACCCTTGCTATCCGGTCCTGTGATCTTCTCTATGACGTACGCTGACGTGAGGAAGTTCGCCTCGTCATAAACACCGTCGATCAGATACCCGGTCTTGATGCGTATCGGTCTACCGAGATAGAAGCGGTTGCGAGCGAGGAGTCTACCCCAGAACGTTCCCTGCGTTGTCGGGTTGTAGGGCCTTGTTGCGACGTAGGGGTCAACCGCTATGTCGCTGTGGGTATGGTCCGTCAGCGTGACTGTGACGGCAGCGCGAACGCCCATACCCTTCGACGGGTCTATGCGTGTAGGCGAGCTGACCACTTTCTGGAGTGAGGGAATTGCCTGATGACCGACGTCCAGCAGCATATCAGAGAAGATGTATGTCTTGACGGTCTTGCTGAAGTTGGGCTTGTCCCGGCACGTGCCGAACGTGTTGAAGCACTTGGTTGCGAAGGTAGCGGTACACGGAGCAACGCCGTACGTGCGGGCGCAATAGTCAAGATCAATCTCGACTACCGTGCAGGGACTGCGCCCGAACCGCGACCGCTCCGTGTCCCAGGTCATTCGACTCTCCCCGTGCAGGATACCGCGCAGGACATATAGGAATGATTCGTGAACCTCGGATGCGTGAAGTCCTTACTCGGGTCATTCACCCAGCAGAAGGCAGCCTCAGCCGGATAGTCGAGTGAATTCCACTGCACAAAGAAAGGCATGGACTCTGCAGCGAATACGAACGGCATCCACTCCCCACGGATGAACTCCTGCGTGATCCAATCAAAGTTCATGTCGAATTTGACGCCCTTGCGGCGGAAGCTGCGGCCGAGGAGTGACCCGCTCTCGCTGACGCTGGTGATGGACTCGGCCACGCGACCCATATAGGGAGGGGTGAATCCGGTCCAGCATCCACGCTCCATAACGACCGAGCGACCGATGTAGGCTATGGCGAGGAAGAAAGTGCCAGAGGTTGCGAACTCAATCTTCCACTCCTTCGCCAGGATCGGCGCGAAGGAGATCATGATTGGCGATGAGTCTATGACGGTGAACGGAGTGCCTGCGGTGTACCACGTTCCGCCGGTCTTGTACTTGACCGTGATGGTCGTGCCGGCGGCAACCATATTGCCGCCGTGCAGCGCGACATAATTCACTTCCTGGTCTGAAGGGAACACGCCCGAGATATAGTGCGACGTGCCGCTGCTCTGCTTCCAGTATGTGAACTCTTTACCATCCAGGAGATTCGCCTTGAGATATGAGCCATCCTCGCTCGACACGGTGAACGTGCAGTCGGAGCGCGTCAGCAGATTCTCATAACCGATGCAAGGGAACTTGCTTGGCCAGGATGAGACTGGGATGATCGTGCGCTGGATTCTCATGCTGCCTCAATCCTTGCGCCGTCGCGCCGTGCGTCATTTATCTGGTCAATCAGTTTGAACACCGCGTCCCTGGATACGAAGTCGCCTTCCACTGAGAGATAGATTGTCTGCTGAGGAGCCTGCTGCATGGACGGTATGCCCTGATTGTTCAGCTCACCGGGCATAGGTGCTCCGGACGGGCTTCCGCCTCCTCCCGCGCTAACCGAGCCGCCGCCACCGAATGAGGCGGAGCTAATCGTCTGGAGCTGGACCATACCCGCTGCGACGGCGGTTGCCGCGAACGCCGCACCGAGTACCGGACCACCGATAGCGGAACCGAATTTGAAGCTGCTCATGGCGGCTTCGGCGGTATTGACTACGGTCTGGGCGTACGCTGCGATCTTTCCAATCTCGAACATCTGCTTGTTCTTGCTGTTCATCAGCGTGGCGATGTTCCCGAGATACTGGCTGGCGACGGACATCTTGCCTTCCCAACCGGAGCGCCACAGCTTCATCTGCGCGCCTGCGGCTGAGCTGCTGATGGCCAGCAGACGGTCCTGGTGCTCCTGCTCTATCTGCTCGCGCAGCTTGTTCCGCTCGCCGTCGTAGGCAAAGTCTGCGTCCTTCATTTCATTCAGCGTGGATACGCGCTTGTTGTACTCCGCCATTTCAATTTCAGTTTCAGTGCCGACCTGCGCGCGCAAGGCATCCAGTTTCTTCTGTCTCGCGTCCGCCTCCAGGTCAAGCTCCGTGTTTCCAGAGTCGTCTACCGTCCGCCCCTTCTTCGTTGTGGTAGCGGTCTTCATGTCGAGATTCTTGCGCGCACGGTCCTTCCACTCAATGATGCCCTTCCCCTCGAAAGGCTTGTTCAGAATATCATTGAGCTGCTCCCAGTATTCCTTCTCAGCGACACGGGCCAGCTTGTTCGATTCGCTCTTGTACCCCTCCGTGGCCTTATTGAAGTTGAACGAGCTAACCGCCTCGCCTATCTGAGCTCCTGCTTCTTTCCACGCCTCGCTGACGACGTTCGCCTGTAGCTTCAGTGCGTTGGCCGCCTCCTCGGTACTCTTCTTGGTACCGGTCACCATGGACCGTCCTGCGTCTTCGACTGACTTGCCGACACTTCCTGGAAGGTAGCTGAGCGCCTTACCTATGGCTATGAGCGAGCCACCTATGGTCGCCTGGATACTGTTCATAACGAGGGTCACACCAGACTTCAGACCCTCCCAGGCGAGCATAGAAGTCTCATAGAGAGCGTACCAGACATTACCAACCGCCATTCCGAAGTTGCTCAAGATCCCGTACAGGTACGAGAGGACTGCACTGACCGAATCGCGCACCTCATACATGGTAACACTGAGACTTGCCACGACCGCCTTCGCAGCGTGCCATGCAATCTGGAATATGCGGACGGCATCGACGATGACCGCCACGCCAGAGAACGTCGCGTCCACTAGCCACTTCATGGCATCGCGCACGTTGTCTATGGCGTTCTCATTCTGGGTAAAGTCCTCGACAAGTTGAACGACGAAGGGCGACAATTCAGATCCTATAACCTTGGCCACGCCAGCGGCATACTGCTCCATCAGCTCAAGAGCGTCGGCCGCAGCCTCCAGCTTGTTGTAATCCTGCTTACCGAGGACCGTGCCGGTGTCGCTGATTTCCTTCTTCAGGTCAGACACCTTATCCGCGCTGCCTTTAACGAGCAGCGCCATATCCGACGCACCGCGACCGAGAAGCGCCATGGTGGCGACCGTCCGCTGCGATTGGTCGCCTACTTTGCTCAGCGCGTCCCTGACTGCTTCAAAGCGGTCCTCTGGTTTCATCGCAGTCACTTCGGCTATAGATAGGCCGAGTTGCTTGAAGAGAAGCGCCTGCTGTGACGTCGGATCTTTCGCGGCCACCATAGCGCGCTCCAGGAAGCGGAACGAGCTGGTGATGCTCTCTATGGAGGTTCCCGTCTGGCGCGCCACCCAATCCATCTGCTGTAGCCATTCGACGCTGACGCCGATCTTGTCGGCCATCTTGTTCAATTTGTCGCCCGCGTTGAATGCCTGCACCGCCATCACGCCTATACCGGCTGCGGCTGCCGTGGTCATGGCAATACCCATTCCCGCCGCGAGCTTGCCGACGCTGGCAAGCTCCTTACCCATGCGCGAGAAGTTGACCTGGAACTGACTCGACATCTTTTCAGTCAAGCTGAGCGCACGCGTCAACTCCGTTGTGAACTTCGCGCCCTCCAGGGTAAGCTCGACGGCCAGATGTTCGATCACGCTCATATAAAGCCCTTCGCTTTGAGATCCTGCTCGAACGCATCCGCTTCAGCCTGCGTCATAGGAGTGACGCCACCGGTCTTCGCCCGTCTATTCTGCTCATCTTTCCAGTTGTACATATCCCAGAACTCTCCTGGGGTAAGTCCCCACGCGTCCTCGCGGGATAAACCAAATTCGAGTGTGGCCGCCGTTACGAAGCCGCTCCACTCGATGGCGGATTCGTCTCCCCGTTTCCCGAGTCACCTTCAGCTTTGTTCTTCGGACCAGCCTTGATGATGAAGCCGAATATCTCAGCGACGGGTTGCATGAAGTTGACGAAGCCTTCCTCCACGATCTTGTCGCCAATCTGCTCCACCGTGACCTTGCCGGAATTATCCGGATTGGCGTTGATGAAGCAGGTGAGGATAGTCGCCACATCCTCCACGCCAACGTCTCCGAACTGGAGGCGTTCCATCAATTTGACCATGCGCGTGTTGAGCGCCTTTTCAATCTTGACGATGGCGGAGTAGGAGGGACGCATACCGTAGGCTTTATCACCTATGGTCACGATCACTTCGGAGCGGGCGGGATTGGGTTCCATCGGGTTGGCTTTCAGATAGTGGGGTGGTGGCTATCGGATCAGGCAGCCGGGGTGTAGGTCGGGGTACCGCTGGATTCGAGCTTAAGGTTGTAGGTCTCCTCGCCCGCGAACTCGCCAGCGCGGTCGATGCCCGCGACCTGGAAAGCACCGACGACAGTATCACCGAAGCCCGAGACGATCTTGAAGTTCAGGATGTCGCCACCGGTGGTGCTGAACACGGCAGCCATGAGTTGGCGCGTGACTGCAGTGTTCTTGATCGGACCAGCGGCGGTGATGCTCATGGACTTGAGCCCGGCGGACGCCAGAAGCTCGCGCCAGGGCGCGCCGTCCTTTTCAGTGACATCCACCTGCGCGTTGTTCACGCTCAAGCTCGTGCTGCGCATGGAGCTGACGGTGGTGTAGGTGCCGGAACCGGGGCTGTTCTCGATCTGCACGAGAAAGTTGCGCCCCTTGTATTTTTCGTTGGCCATGAATGAGTCTCCTTGTTAGGACGTGGTTGTTGTTTCGATACGGTACGTTGCTGCGACATGATGCGTCTTACCGTCTGGATCAGGCATGTGTACCGTAGAAACATGCCGAACGAGGACAGCTTGGAATCCTTGGATGAACAAATCATTCTCGTGAAGCGATGCGTATATCGCATCAGCAATCTGCGCTGCGCCTTTCGTCCCAGTGCGCGCCCACCCATGTATGACCACGGTGGAATCGTTCCCGGCAACGTCCTTCTCCCCGAGGTCGGTCATAGTCCAGCTCCCGATGGAGATGAACGGGTATGCCGTTTCCTGGGGAGGTGAGGCGTCAAATACGCGATCAGACACCAAAGCCGCGACGGACGTATCCGCCTTGAGCTTAGCCACAATGGCTATGAGGGTCTGGAGGGTCGGATCGCGTGACATATCAGATGGCCGGGGTAACGCGCAGCGCTTGGCAGGTGATCGTGGTCACCGAGCTGAACGTGATCGTCACGTTGCCGTTGGCGTCGTTATAGAGGCTGGGAGGGAAGGGGCCGATGAGCTTGGACGTGGCGTTGGTGACCGTGATGGTGCGGGCGGTCGGGGTCACACCATCGATCGTGCCGCCGGTTCCCCAGGCGATCGTGACGGTGATGGGAGCGCCAGCTCCGTTGGCGACCTCGATGAACTCCTTGCCGGTGTTGGCGATGGTGTGACCATCGGTATTCGCAGCGGTGAGCGCCTTGAGAGCGCCAGCGCGGGAAATGTCAAGGACGGTGAGCGGAGTTGCGGCCATGTGTTAGCCTTTCTTGGGCTTTGCGACGCTGAACGCGTCTTTGATGTACTTGGGAATGAGATGCTTGTTTTTCTCTATGGCGGGGCGGAGGAAGGGACGTTCACCCATATTGCGCGTGCCGAACTCTAACGCCGAAGCGTAGTCAGCTTTCACTGCGACGGTAGCGGCAACCCGAGTCTCGTCGGACACGACGCTGATAGACCCGGCCAGATGTCCGGTATCCCAGGCGGGTGCTTCTCCTGGTGCGGACGCTTGGTGGATGCGCTTTCTTGCAGCGTCAGCGCCTTTCAGATTCCAATTCACCTTCTTGATATCGCGCATCTTGCCGTACTGCGTGCCGGTCTTGGGAGGGTTGCGAATCGCCATCACAGCGTCGTTGCGAATCGCCATGGCGGCTTTCGTCAACTGCTTCGTGGACTCACGGCGCATATCAACGTCCATCTTCCGCAGCTTGTTGTTCAAGCGGCGGAGGTCGGAGACTTTGAATGCGGCCTTCAGATTCATTGCGCAACGCCTTCTTCGCAGGCCATCTCAAGATATATGTGGCGCTCTTCAAGATCTGCGATGTCGCGGATATTGAAGAAGCGATCCTCAAAGCGTATGCGCCATTTCTCAGACACGCCACGGATATATCGTATGGTGATTGTCTCCATAGTGGTAGCGGTGAGCTGGCCATTCATCTGGCGCTCGCCTCCGCGACCGGGACGCATCTTGGCCCAGGCTTCCGTCACCTTCACCCAGGAGACGGTAACGCCACCAGCGCCGTTGTCGGTCTCGACGGGACGCTCAATCGTTATGCGCCGGTTGAGATCCTGGGAGCAGAGCATCTTCACGCGGTCACCCTTTCGATACGGTAGGCGCTTATCAGAACGCCGCAACCAGCATCTGTCACGCACTTCTCAGGAGATCCGCAGTCGCCACGGTTGGTATAGAAGTGCGAAGCCAGCATCTGGATCGCGAGAAGTAGAGGAGCGGGAACCGCGCCGACCGTATAGCCGACGGTGTAATCCACTTCCACGCCGTTTCGATCCCGTCCAATCACAGGCCATACGTTGCCGTTCTTCAGAACCACGCGACCGGGCAAATCCTGGGAAGAGGCGTCCACGCGGTATATCGTCGAAGACGCGACCTGGGCCACGTCGTTGGCATCGTACATGCGGACCTGCTGCACGCTGACGAGCGGTGCGTATGGCAACTCAATCATCGGAATGCTCAACGCTCCGACAGCGCCTTCCATGACGCCGTCCCACCAAGGTAGTGTAGCGCCAACGCAGTCGAACGAGGCAGTGAGGGTCTTCCTACGAATCGCACGACCAGTGAGCTGTTCGATCATCTCTCTCGCGCTGGTGATGTACCCCTCCAGCAGCGGCAATTCTGAATCGTCAGATACGCGAGCAGCCGCCTTGACACGTTCGACGGACACCGGCTCTTGCGAGTCAAGAACGGACGTGACCAATACACGAGGACGGCTCATGCTAATGCTCCTTTGCCGACTTGTACAGTCTCAAGGCGATACTCTTGTTTGAGGCTGTTCTGCGTTACCTGCATGCGAATGTTGGCATACCCCACCGGGACCGTCGCGGTGATCGCTCTCGGAATAATGCAAGACCATGCTCCGGTGGTCACATTGTCAATGGTGCCGTTCTGGGTTGCGCCTACTTGGACGCCGTACTCGTTGAGAACGGCCACCTCAATGGTTGCTCCGGTTAGATTCAGTGCACTTCCATCGGCGTTCGATATGCTGCCCGATGTGGGCCAGTCATCGCCCGTGAAGTAGGTATTCATGACCGGCTCCTGAGGGTAGCGTATCCGCGTGACGAAGAAATAGTAGCTGGAAATGTCATTGTTGAGCCGAGACCGGGCGAGGTTGTTGTGGCGGTTATTCCGGTCAAGCGAACCGATGGGTTGGGCGATGTAGACTGCGCGTCAGGCGCTCCTAATGACGAAGAGGCGACGCCAGAAGACGACGCATAGGCCAAATCATCAGCGGATGATATGAGGCGCTTGAAGGCGACTACCGAAGTTATGACGCCCCAGGAGTTGCCCCAGGCTTTTCCCCAAGATTTGCCCCACGCGCTGCTCATGCTGGATTCCATGGATTGGCTTCGGTTCCGTCGCCAGTTACCAGATCATCGTCAACGTAGTGGATATTCGCGTCCACCTGTCCTGGGACAGTGAATGATAGGCTGTCCGTCTTGGCTTTGACGGCGCTGACGGTCACCTCTCTGGCCAGGACGCCGGATGCTTCTATCTCTGCCAGCGTCGGAAGCGCGGCCACGTCAGCGGTTATGTTGTCGCACGCGGCAATGAGCACCGGGCTTGACGGCATCATCACATAAGCGGTCGTCGTGTCAGGAACAACAGACCATCCTCCGCCGTGGCCCACTTCAACGGTGGCAACCTTGGTGGTGCCATTGTATGCGCAGACCATTCCGACCTGATCCTCGCCAGTTCCGCTAACCAGGAACACAAGCTGGCCGATGTATGTATCGTCAAGGCCGGAGGCGTCGGAGTTTAGCGTGATGGTGTTTGCTCCGCCAGCAACGGCCAGCCCTTCATTCACGCTCACAAGGTCTGCATGGCAATAGATGATGTATTCGCTCGTGGCGTCTGGAGCTACCTTCCAATTGCGATTGACGGTCATGGTCTTTGACGCGCCCGCATATTGCAGGCAGATACGACACTGGCCCGCGCCGGTTCCGTCTACAATTGCGATCATTGATGGATCGTATGCGCCGTTGACCGCGCTCGCGTCCGTAGCTAGCTGGATCTGGTTAGGCCCGGTTCCTGGTCCACGGGCGATGCCATCGAGGACGGTAGTCGATGCGACTTGGCGAAGACGACGGCCAGCGGAGGTCTGGATGTTGTGCGTTGCCCCGGTTAGAATCTCATCCCATACAGCGTCTGCAATTACTGAGGCGCTTGGCGCGGACGGGATTGCCGCTATCGCTGCTTCGACTGCGCTCTGATCCGCCGGATCGGACGGAAGGTTGTCTGTCTTGGCTTTGATCTCGTCAATCGTCGCGTCCTTGGTTCCGCTGACGGCGACGAGATTTATCAGACCGTTGGCAAACTTCACCGTCTGACTTTCGTCGGCTATGATCACCACACCATCACTGCGCGTCCATGATGCGTCTATCCAATTCGCGGGCAGTCCGGTGTTGTCTATCTGCATTCCTACAACAGAGGCATCAACCTCGAAGTTATCAAGATTGAGGTCACGGAACGCGCCGAAGAAATAGCGCATTCCATTGGCAGTTGTCGCAATCTGATAATAAAGCCACGTCGCCAGCTTCCATCCGCTGATGGTGGTTATTGAGGCATCAACCTGGATATTGGGAACGTCCAGGGCAAACCCGGTTACATTAGCGCCCTGGTACGCGGTCCCCTTGTCGTGTATCGTTTCAAGCACCGGCCAAACGGACTGGACGCCAGTGAATGCGATGCCGGTATCCGTCAGCACGGCCGATTCAGTGAGCATCCGGTAAATCGTGCCGTCGTTGCGGTAAAGCGCGGAAGAAAGGCGGAGGATGTCACCAACCTGAGCCAGACCGACACCCGTCCCAATCGGCACGTCGAACGAGTAGCCGAGGCTCGACAGAGTCACTAGGTCAAGCTCAGTATCTTGTGTGACGTTATACAATTGAACCTGAGAATTGGTCAGGATGTCGTCGTTGCTGACTGTTGGGCTATTGTTGATCGTAAGCGTTCCGGTTCCCGGCCCGGTCGTGTCGAGCGTCGGGGATGTCTGCGAGGCTAAGGTACGGACGACGATGTTAGCATTGCTATCATTCTTGACCGTCAGGCCAGCGCCCAGCGCACTCACAGCGCGGAGGTCCAGCGTCGTCGTGGTCGGGCTGCTCAGGCTGTCGAGGTTGATGATCCCGCTGGCGAAGCTGCCCGCCATTTGCCCGGTGGTCAGATTGGCGAAGTCCAGAACGCCACCCTGCATGTTTATCGTACCTGTTAGGACAGTGACGTTCGCCGCGTTGAGTTGGCCCTGGATATTCGCACCACAATCCAGCGACCCGCCGTTGACGTTCAGAACCGCACCGCTGGTGATGCCGAGCGGCAAGCCAGACAGGGTTCCGCTGGTCAGGTTGAAGGTGCAGCTTCCGCAAATGTCAAACGCCGCGCCGGTTCCTTGTAGCGATTGATCGCGGAAAATGTTGGTCGCAGTCAACCATTGCTGGATATAATAATCATATATCCCTTGGGTTGACGCATTTCCAGCCTGCGTGGCGGACGCGCCAGCGAAATTGATGGTTGTCCCGGTGGATGGGTTCGCGGTGTAGTTGCCGTCTGCCGTCACCAGTATGTTTTCAGCTATCGGTGCGCCGGTAACGGTCTTCGGCACCTCTACTCGGATATATCCCGGTGTTCCGACGTACAGATTCAACCCGGTGTATGTCGTCGCACCAAGGCGATACCGCACAAATCCGGTGGCCACGCCGCTGCCATCACTGGTCAATGCCCCGCTGACGAAGGTTGAGCTATAAGTCCGGTTGGTATCGGTGCTGTCAAAGTACGCGACGACAAATCCGCTTTTCGGCGTAACGCCTTCTAGAACGGTATGTGTGATCGCGCTGTAAAACTCTACCGTAGCCGTTCCCAGGTTTGCGATACTGGTGTTGACCGCGCGGATTGTGACACCCGTACCGGCGATGGTTCCGATGGTGCAGTTATTGAGCCGGTACGTTCCGGCGGCGAGCGTCAGCGTCCCGGTTACGGTGATATTGTCGAGGGTCGTAACGCTGGAATTATAGACAAGATCGCTGAATGTTCCGCCGTTTAGCGTGACCGCTCCTTGGGCCGTCGCAGTCCCGCCAGAGCATCCGCCGGTATAGGTGCCGGTGACTTTGGCGACCCAGGCGCTTCCGCTGATTGCGCCGACGCTTGCGGCTGCGGAGTCCAGGGTCAGCGAGGTGCAGAGGTATGCGGACCCAAGAAGTATCGTTGATCCGGTGCGGCCTATTGGCGTCTTGATAGTTTCGTATGCGACGTTTCCGACGACTACGCTTGACCCGTAGTCGTAGTTTTTCTGCGCGGTTTCAAGTTGCGTGTACGCGCTGACTGTTGCTAGGGTCGCCTCTGTGATAAGCGTATCGGTGACCACATTGTATCTTAGCGCATATGCGGTTGTGCCCTTGAGGACAGGGATCGTTTCAGCGAACAAATACCCATACGAGAATATCACAAACTTAAAGCGGTCGGTGCTGGAATTATCCAGTCCGCGATAGTCCCAGGTGATATCTTGGAATCGCGTCACCGATGCTGCTGCTACGTTCTGACGGACCGCCGCGAGCAACACGCCGCCATCGGTCGTGAATGACGAGGCTCCAGCCGTGAGGGATGACGCATAGGTGCGATCTGCGGTGTAGGACGGGTTCGTGCCGATTTGGTTTGCGGCAAGTCGGCTGCCGTTGTTAGTGTCGCGCATGAAGATGCGGCCCGCGACTCCGGTTCCGGCAGCATTGGTGATAAGCGCGTTTACTTCCTGCCTGTATTCATGAAGTCCGCGATTGAGTGCGACTCCTGGCGAGGGTTGATTGCCTGCACTGGTAACATCCGAACCCGTTGCATTGTTAACTATTCGCGACCAGACATCGGACCAGAACCCATTATCGACATTATGCCCCGCCTTGAGGGTCGGCCCATTAGTTTCTATCCAAGTATTATCTGGGGATGAGCCGGAATAGCTTATCGCCACGTCCATCTGCTTAGGTAGGTATCCTTGGACGGTGCCTGATGCGCTGATCCTAACGAGTGTTCGACTGATCAAACTTAACCCATAGATAACAACATCACTACTCGATAAACGCATCTGACCGTAATTAACTGCGTCGGCGGAAATTCCCAACGCCCTTGATGTTGTGTTCGTCGAATAAATCCGCGTAGTAGCCGTAGCCACGTCGCAATAAATAGGCTGGTTAGATTCCTCGCGCCCGCCGAACCAGTCAAAGCGCCCGGTCGCATCGTTATTGAGGATCATCCCCTCCGTGGGCGTTCCTCCATTCGTGCATACAACCGTGCCGCGCAAATTCATGTC